TGTATTGATATTGGTAATATCAATTATTTTTGTAAAATCAATAGAATCATATATATTTTGTATATCAGAATCTATTTGTTTACCATTCTCATTCCATTCAGAAAAAACTATTTGAGGTCGACATTCATATGATTGTAAATTATGCATTATTTTGTTAAGGTAATCTATACCATGATTGATACCATTTTTCTCAATATAATCAATAAGAATTTTAGCACCATTTTTATTAATACTATAAGCAAAATAACCACCAATATATAATTCACAATCTAATGATTCAACATCAACACTATTTGATTCAATATTATAAACTTGAAAATGTGTTTGTCTATTTTTTTCAAACATATGATATCCTAAAAATAATACATCTCTCTTTGAAAATTCATTGTTAGTTTCTAGCATTTCGAATTGTTGTTTAAAGTTCTTACAAAGAGTAAAATCGTCTTCCATAATAATATAATATTCATTATCTGAATCGTTTAATAACTGGTTCCATAGATTATAATGAGATAATGCACATCCAATTACACCTCTTCTACTTCCAAAATCGTTATTACGGAATAAATGTTTTAATCTACTACTAGGTTCTAGTAATTTTCCATCTACTGCTTTTATAAAGTCATAATCTTCTGTTTTAATACCTGCTTCAAGTAATTTTCTGATAGTTTCTTCTTTTCGGTCTTCTCTTCTTTCTAAGTTAACTATTTTAATTCTATTTTTGGATTTTATATTTGTTTTTTCATAAAATTGTTCTTCATTATTTAGGTCATATGCATTTTTGACAACTTTTGTATTTCTATCACTTGTTAAACGTCCAATATGGCGACATGTTATTCTATTAAAGAAAGCGCTAGTATATCCTGATGTTTCCCATTTTTTCGCATAATCCAATTCAAAAAACGTGTTATCGGAATCAAAATTACCTAATCCCAAAATAGTTTTTACATCTATTAACGAAGGACGAAAACTGTAATGTGGCCAGTAATGACAGTTCACATAATTAAAATTTCCATTACAATGTTTATGAAAAACAATATTGTTATTAGTACTATTTGATATATGTCCTTTTATATTATAATTTGCTATAATTTCTCCATAATTCCTGTTAAATAAAATTTGTTTAACATTGTTATCCCTACAATATTTACTATTTAATAAAGTAATTGAGTTATCAATATAATTATGTTTTTTATGAAACAGAAAGTCATCCTCCATGTGTATCCAATAAGTTGGATTAAGTTCAATTAATTTTTTGTAAATAATATTCATACTACCACGATGTCCTTTTTCTTCTTTTGTTTTCATATAAAATTTTATCCACGGAAATAATGTTTTCATTGCCAATCTATCTTCATTAGAAGAATTATCATCAACACAAAACCAATAATCTATTTTATCAATATCATTCCAGTGATTTAACATCGAAAAAATAGTTTCTTTGAATAAATCTAATCGTTTACATGTGGTAAACGAAATAAAAATGCTTATTTGTTTTTTTTTTCTTAAATTAAATTTGGATGGTTTAGTCAATAATAATCTACACGATTCAAATAAAGTATTCCATGTATTAATCATATTTTGTTCAATATTATCATATTTAAGAGATGTGCTATGAATTAAATTGTCAAATGAATAGAATAATTGTAATTTGTTAGTATCCGTATCTTTATTAAACAAATTAATATAAAAATTAAAATTTGATACACAACCTCTCATTAGATTATAAGGCAACTCATCATTTAAAAAAATTTGTTTACAACAATCGTAACCACTCATTTTATCATTAACATAGTATGCCGCAATAGAATTATAATATTCCAGTTCATCTTTATATAAATTAGAATTTATAAATAACTTATCTAGTATTTTCTTATTATAATTTTTAAATTTATGATATAAAGCATTAATTAATAAATTTTCTCCATTGACTAACAAATATTGCATAGCATTAATAATCCCTTCTATTCTTTCAGAGTCGTATTCAATAGTTTTATACCAATATTTTAAAGCGTTGGTCATATCATTCTGTCTAAAATATAAATCTCCAATTGTTAAACAACTAACATATTGTTCTTGGGACCACATATTTAATGTTAAACATTTTTTGTACCATTCAATAGCATCATTAATGTATTTTTCTCCAGAGTCTTTGAAACTTTGAGCACAATAAAACGCATAACGACAAGATAAGTTATAATCAGTATTTAAAATTTCATAATGTGCTTTTTTAAGAATATTTGCGTCATCAATATATTTGTTAGGATTTTTACTTCTATTGCCTGTTCTACCAGAAACAATATAATAATCTCCTTCAATATGTTTTTTATTATCATTATCTAGTGGTTCCAAATTTATTAAATATTCATGCAAAACGCCTTTAAATCCCCATTTTTTTCTGTTATTGATAAGTAATGTTCTAATATAAACAAAACCACAACCAAATTTAAATGTATAACTATCAGAAATAATTTTATTGGGTAATACCAATTTACCAACAATTTCATCATCCGCATCAAAAATAAATAACATGTCTGTTTTATTATATGCACATTCCAAAGCTAAAGTTCTATTATGACCAAAATCTTTCCATTCATGTTCAAATAATTCTCCTTTTATATCCCTTTCTTTAAAAAAACTCGTGATTAGTTTTTTGGTATTATCGCTAGAACCAGTATCACATATGACCCAGTAGTCAAATATAATATTAGAACAAAGATTTGTTAACGTATTTATGATAACATGCTCTTCATTTTTAACAATCATATTTAAACAAATGCTATTTTTAGACATAATCTAATTTTATTAAAAGTATTTATATTAAAATTTATTTACTATAATTTTATAAATATAATTTATTTACTATAATTTTATAAATATAATTTATTTTAAAAGCTATTACATTTTTGTTACAAATTATCGTGTAAATATATAATAAAGTGAATTAAAGGTTATTTTCAATTATATATAGATTATGGAATTAATAGAAGGACAAATAAAACATCAATTTATCCCTACAGAAGTAATATCATTTACAAATATAAACAAAATAAGTTCTATTTTACAAAACGATGTGTTTGAAAAATGGGAAGCAATTACCGAAATAAAAGGGGAATATATTATTTGCAATGATATTACAAAATTAAAAAATAAATCAACCATTATTAAAAAGGAAACATATGAAGAGTATTTAGATTTTATTGCAAAAAGAAATATGGAAAAAGATCGCTGGATTTATAATATTTTAGATGGAGTAGCAGAGCAAGAAAAAGTACTGTTTAGAGATAATAAATGTGTGATAATCCCTACTTATACTTGGGACACAAAAAATGCTAATAATTTACACATATTATGCATACCACTTGACACTACTTTAAGAACTATCCGAGATTTATCAAAGTTTGATATTCCTCTATTAGATCATATGAAAAAAGTTACATTAAATATAATTGAAACAAAATATGGATTAAAAGAAGAAAACCTAAAAATATTTTTTCATTATAACCCATCCACATATCATCTCCATATTCATTTTATAAATATATATTATACGAATGCTGGTTCATCAGTGGAATATTCACACGATTTAGATATAGTAATTTTTAACTTGAATTTAGATACAAATTATTATAAAAAAATACACTTAAACACACGATTATAAATTATACTTTAGAATAATAAATTATAACTTTATTATATAATTTTGAAAAAATTGAATTAAAATAAAGAAACCAAATAATACATACATATAATGGAACACGTATTTAAATTATTCGAATTTAATATATATAATGAAAAAGGGGTTCAAGATGAAGATGCTGAAATAAAATCAAATACAGATATAAATAAATTTGTTATACAAATGTTTGGTATTAATGAAGAAGGTCAAAAAGCATCTATTATTGTAGAAGAATATCAACCATTCTTCTATCTAAAAGTAGATGATAATTGGGGGCAAACAAAGAAAACCGCGTTTTATAATCATTTGAAAACAAAGGTAGGTAAATATTATGAAGGTTCAATAATAGAATGTAAATTAATTGAGCGAAAAAAATTATATGGGTTTGATGCGGGGAAAAAACATAGATTTATTGAAGTCAAATTTGCGAATTTAAATATATTTAATAAAGTAAAAAACTTATGGTATCAAGATTCTATAAATAGCGATGGTGAAAAGGAACGTAAATTATTAGACAAAGGATATAAATTTATATATCATAGTGAAATATCATATATTGAATTATATGAAGCAAATATTCCTCCATTATTGCGTTTCTTTCATATTCGTGAAATAAGTCCTTCCGGTTGGATTGCAATGCCAATTAAAAAAACGGTTGAAATTAAAGGTTCGAATAAAACAACCTCGTGTGATTACGAGTTTGTAATAAACTATAAAAATATTATTGCGTTAAATCATAAAGAAGATAGGGTTCCCTATAAAATTATGAGTTTTGATATTGAAGCGTCTAGTAGTCACGGTGATTTTCCTGTTCCTATAAAATCATATAAAAAATTAGCAACAAATATAGTAGACTATTTTACTAAATTGGGAGAAATAAATACAGAGCAATGTAAAGTATTATTACGTAAAATAATTAGAGCTGCATTTGGTAAAGAACATATGGAAAATATTGATTTAGTTTATCCAAAAGAACAGATTACCGATGAAAATGATTTGTTAAAACGTACAGAAAACTGGTTAAAAACAAAAGTAAGAGACCGCAAAGAAGACGTGAATAATGAACATTTAATAGAAACTTTGTTTGAAAATGCAAATAAAATAATGCTAATAAAAGATAAAGAAGACAAGGAAAATGAAAAGGAAGACAAAGAAAATGAGGACGATTGTTCAGATGACGAAACAGATGATGAGTCGGTTAAAGACGAAGAAATAATGGAAGAAAATTACTTTAAAATTAATTCTGGATTTAATAATCATAATCAAAATTATAAAAATAAAGAGTCGACTATTGTGGATATATTATGTGATAAAAAGTTTGAAAGAGAGGGGAAAATAAGTGAATTAATAAGGTCACTTAGAAATAACTTTCCAGCATTAGAAGGAGATAAAGTTACCTTTATCGGTTCCACATTTTTAAAATATGGAGAAAATGATCCATATTTAAATCACTGTATAGTATTAAATTCGTGTGACAAGATGGCGGTATCGAACCAACAATTAGAAACATATGAAACTGAACGAGATGTGTTATTAGCGTGGACAAAATTAGTTCAAAGAGAGAACCCCGATATTATTATCGGTTATAACATATTTAGTTTTGATTATGAGTTTATGTTCAGAAGATCACAAGAATTATTCTGTGTAGAAGAGTTTTTAAAATTATCACGAAATAATGATGAATTATGTGCAACCGTGGATTATAAAAACCCAGGAAAAATAGATATAGATAGAAGTTCAACCACATTAGCATCAGGAACATATGAATTATCTATTATTAAGATGAACGGTCGCTTACAAATTGATATGTTAAATTGGTTTAGAAGAAGCGAAAATTTGACGTCTTATAAGTTGGACTATGTAGGGGGGCATTTTATAGGAGATGATGTTAAAAATCTCCTACATATATGTAGGGACGAACTTACCGACACGAATTTCACAAGAGTATTTACAAATAATATGATGGGGTTACAAGAGGAAAGTTATATTCATTTTGAGGAAATAAATCACAGCAGTGATTATTATAAAAACGGACAAAAATTTAAAGTGGTAAAGGTTTGTAAAGAGGAAGGATGGTTTGAAATTTTAGGAACAGAGAAACCATATGCGAAAAAGGTAAAGTGGGGATTAGCTAAAGATGATGTCACACCTAAAGATATATTTAGAATGACAAATGAAGGCCCTGAATCAAGAGCAATTATTGCGAAATACTGTATTCAGGATTGTAATTTAGTACATTATTTATTTAATAAAGTAGATGTAGTTACAGATCTTGTTGAAATGGCAAAATTATGTAGTGTTCCTATGAGCTTCTTAATATTTAGAGGTCAGGGAATTAAACTAACTAGCTATGTTGCTAAAAAATGCAGAGAAAAGGGTGTATTAATGCCTGTTATCAATAAGGGGTCTAAAGACGATGGCTATGAAGGAGCAATAGTATTGGATCCTAAATGTGGTTTATACCTGGATGAAGCTGTTTGTGTTGGAGATTTTGCTTCTTTATATCCTAGTTCAATGTTATCTGAAAATTTATGCCCTGGTAGTAAAGTATGGGTCAAAATATATGATTTAGCTGGAAATTTAGTTTTTGAAATTGGGGAAAAAAATAGAGATGGAATATATATCTATGATAATTTACCTGGAATTGAATATGTAGATGTTCGGTTTGATACGTATCGTTGGATTAAAAAAACACCAAAGGGAAAAGCTGAAAAGATAAAGTCTGGATATAAAGTGTGTCGATTTGCGCAACCTGTATTAAAAGATGGAGTTGAAGAAAAGGCAATTATGCCTTCTATTCTCCAAGAATTATTAAAAGCTAGAAAAGACACACGAAAATTAATAACACAAACTCCTGATGATTTTATGAAAAATGTACTTGATAAAAGACAACTGGCTTATAAAGTAACTGCGAATTCATTATATGGACAATTAGGAGCGAAGACAAGTACGTTTTATGAACCCGATATTGCCGCTGCTACCACTGCTACTGGACGCTTATTATTAACTTTTGCAAAAAAAGTTGTAGAAGAGTGTTACGCTGATACAAATATTGACACTAAATATGGGTTAGTTAATACAAAAGCGGAATATGTATATGGGGATACTGACAGTGTATTCTTTAAATTTAACCTCACAGATAAAGAAACTGGTGAAAAAATTTTAGGCGATAAATCATTAGAATTATCTATCGAAATTGCTCAAGAAGCGTGTCATCAAGTATCAAAAGTATTAAAACAACCTCACGATTTTGAATATGAGAAAACATTTATGCCTTTCTGTTTACTATCTAAAAAAAGATATGTTTCTATTAAATATGAATTTGATCCAACAAAAGGCAAAAGAAATGAAATGGGTATTGTATTAAAGAGACGTGATAATGCTCCTATTGTAAAAGATATATATGGAGGAGTTATTGATATTTTAATGAAAGAAAAGAATATTCAAAAAGCAATTGATTATGTACATAAGTGTTTGCGAGATTTAGTCGATGGGAATATCTCAATAGATAAATTAATTATTACAAAATCACTGCGTTCATTTTATAAAAATCCACAAAGTATCGCCCATAAGGTTTTGGCAGATAGAATTGGTCAACGAGAGCCAGGAAATAAACCAACATCAGGTGATAGAGTTCCTTATGTATATATCGTTACTAAACAGACTTCCAAAGGTAAAAAAATGTTACAAGGGGATAAAATTGAGACACCAACTTTTATTAAAGAAAATAATTTACAAATAGATTATTCGTTTTATATTACGAATCAGATAATGAAACCATTATTACAATTGTTTGGTTTAGTTTTAGAAGATATATGGATGTCACAAAAACCGCCTAGAAGAGCAAAAGTTTCGGGACTACGAAAACAAATAGAGGAGATACAAAAGACGGAATTAGATGAAAAAAAATGTGAAAAAAAGATTAGTAAAATTAAGGATAAAGAGGTGAAAGCATTGATATTTGAACAATATTTAAGAGACACTAATAATGCAAAAATGGGAAATCAAAATATAGCAAAAATGTTTTGTAAAAAGTAATTTAATATTTTTAACTAAGATATTATATATTTTATTATTTGTATCTTTATTATGTAAATAAAGAGATAAATATTAACATTCACATATTAACAAGCAAATAAATTTTGTTAGTTTCTTTAAGAAAAGAGAGAAAATACAGACTTGTTATTTTTTGTTTGTTTCATAACAATTTCAGTAAGTGCAATTACTTGTTTTTCCAAACGCACTATATGAGATTGTAATGATTCACAATCCAATTCATCATTTTCACTATTATCATCTTCGTCTTCACTATTATCATCTTCATCTTCGTCTTCGTCTTCGCTATCTTCATCTTCATCGCTATCTTGCTCTAATTTTTTGTCATTCATTGTTGAATTAAGATTATTATAATTGCTATATAAAACATTATAATCAGCAAATCCTTCTTGTTCCAATTTAAACATAATTGCATTAGGTGTTCTTTGATGTCTTTTAGCAATTTCATTAATAGATAGTTGCAAAAGTTCAAATTCTCTTTGTAATTGTAGGCACTCATTAATAGTCCAACGTTTTCCAAATCTAGCGTAAGAAGTCATCTTATATAATATATAGATTGATTGTCTTTATATTATTTATAATATATTAATTTTAATGATTATTTTGATTATTACCATATGGTCTAAAAATAGTTTCATAAAATAATAAATTATTTGAAGGGTCATACATAAAACTATCATTATTTGCTGATTGTGGAGATAACAATGATTGGAATAATCTATTTACAACATTAGAAGTGATATCCGTGTTAGTAATATCAAATGTAATATTATCTATTTGATTTAATACAGGGTCTCTATTAATAGAAACATTGTTAATTGGTTCTGGTTCTGGTTCTTGACTAGAGTTTTCATTAACATCTTCAACGATAACGTCGTTTGACGGTCTATTTTCGTTTGATGGTCTATTGTCGTTTGACGGTCTATTTTCATTTGACGGTCTATTTTCACCTATATTTTGCTCAGTAGAACTATAATTACGAATATCATATCTACAAACAGGACAACGAACATTATTTTCAAACCATTGTTGAAACGATGATTGACAAAATAAATGCGATTGACAAAATAAATGCCCACACGGTTTAAGTTGTCTTACCATTTGGTCGTTTGTAAATCGCTCTAAAGAAATAGGACAATTTTCAGATAATGGATTTTCAACAGAACTATATCTAATAAGTCTTGAAGCATTTTCAATTTGCAGTTGAGTAGGTCTTATTGGTACAGACGAATCTAAAAAACTTTGGAAAAAATTAGATAATTCATTAGATAAACTAACAGATGGTTGTTGTTGTCTACTAACATTTCTATTATTATTATTAGTATTAAAACCATTATTTCTACTAATATTTTGATTATAAATATTTGGATTTATTGGTCTAGTGTAATCATAATAAATATTATTTTGTCTTGAAGTTCTAGTTGGACGAATTGGTCTCGTTCCACGCGGTTGATTGGCTGATAAAATATTAAAAATATTACTTCTAATATCCTCAAGCATATCTAATAAATTATCGATATGTGAATTAGTAACATTATATTGCTGAATATACATATTAATCAGCCGTTGTTGTTCATTCGTTAAAGTATTATTCATATAATATAAATACTATATAAAATATGTTTAAATATAAAACATATATTAAATTATAATTAAAAATGGATATTTCTAAATATGAGAATAAAGGATTATCTGGACTAACAAATCTAGGAAATACGTGTTTTATAAATTCAACTATGCAAGTGTTATCTCATACATACGAATTAAATGAATTTTTAGAAAAAAGGACATATAAAAAAAGATTGAACAACAAATATGACTCTATTTTATTGGTCGAATGGGATGAATTAAGAGAACTTTTATGGAAAGAAAATTGTATAGTATCTCCTTTTAAATATATAAAAACCGTTCAAAAATTAGCGCAAAAAAAAGGACAAGAAATATTTACTGGATTTAATCAAAATGATTTGCCTGAATTCTTAATTTTTGTTATCGATTGTTTTCATAACGCTTTAGCCAGAGAAGTAAATATGTCCATCGAAGGAGAAGTTAAAGATGAAAAAGATAAAATCGCAGTTAAATGCTTTGAAAGAATAAAAAATATGTATGAAAAGGATTATTCTGAAATTTGGAATATATTTTATGGAATACAAGTATGTCAATTAGAAAATTCAGTAACTGGAAAAAAATTAAATATGATTCCTGAACCATATTTTATTATTAATTTACCAATTCCTGGAAATAACAAGTCTCCTACATTAATAGATTGTTTTGATTTATATGTTGAAACTGAAATTTTAGATGGAGACAATTCTATTTTAGACGAGGAAACAGGAAATAAAGTTTCAACAAAAAAGAATATTATGTTTTGGAATTTTCCAAATATATTAGTAATAGATATTAAACGTTTTAACGTAATGAACCGAAAAAATCAAATAATGGTAGATTTCCCTTTGGAAAATTTAAATCTATCTAAATATGTGATTGGTTATAATAAAGATACATTTATATATGATTTATATGGCGTTTGTAATCACAGTGGTTCAGTTATGGGAGGTCATTATACGTCATTTGTTAAAAATGCGAATGGAAAATGGTATCATTATAATGATACCAGCGTAGCAGAAGTATCTATGATACAACAAATAGTAACTCCAAAAGCATATTGTTTCTTTTATAGAAAACGCATTATTGATAAATAATTTAATATTTTGATTTATATATAATATGGACGATTCAACAAACACAATAAGTACGGGTTTAGGGACAGTAGCAAATGATACCTATGATTATATTAATAATTTATTATCAAACCCAAGTGTTATTATTATTTTAGTAGTAGTGGTAATCGCATATATTATTATTTTTATGTCTTTAGGAGGAAGTGAAATTATGCCCCCATCAGATTCCGTATCAAATTCAAGTTCAAATACTATTACTATTATATTAGTCGCTTTCTTTATCATTTTAATTATAGTTAATGGATTGCAATACTTTTTTGGAGTTGATATTGTAGCTAAATTAAAAAATGTGTTATCAGGTAAACCAGAAGTAGATATAACTGTTGACACATCGCGTGTTCAAGCATCTAAAGCACCAGTCCCTGAAATATTATTAAGACCACAAGTGTTTAATATACCAGGAAATGATTATATATATCCTGACGCGAAAGCGTTATGTTCGGCATACGGTGCTAGATTAGCAACATATAAAGAGATAGAAGATACATATAATAATGGAGGTGAATGGTGTAATTACGGTTGGTCAGATGGTCAAATGGCACTATTTCCAACACAACAAAAAACATATGACGAACTTCAAAAAATAGAAGGACACGAAAATGATTGTGGTAGACCAGGTGTAAATGGAGGATATATGGCTAATCCAGCATTAAAATTTGGCGTTAATTGTTATGGTTATAAACCAAGAATTAATTCAGCCGAGGAAGAATTAATGGCTACAGAACCAATCTATCCAAAGACGGCAAAAGATATCGCAATGGAAAATCGTGTTAATTATTGGAAAGACAAATTATCAGAAATTTTAGTATCTCCTTTTAATAATAATACGTGGTCTAGATTATAAAATACGTTTAATATTCATCAAATCGATGTTGTCTAAAATAAACTATTATATAGAAACACTGTAAAAAAAGATGAATAATTGTTATACATGTAGCAAAACGCAATGTATTGGTAGCAATATTATATATAAATATTGCATATGTTAGTATATCAATATGTTTGTTGATAGTTGTTTCAGTGATAATGATTTCACTAGTAATAGTTATTTTTTTTCTACAAATAGGACACGAAGACGTTTTATTTATCCATATATCAAGACATTTTTTGTGAAATATAGGATTACAATCACAAATGACAACAATATGTGAAATAGTTTTCATATTTTGAATAGTTTCATTTTTATTTGATGGAAGCCAACAAATAAGACATAGTTTGTTAGTTTGTTCATCGTTAAAGACCTTATCATCTTGTTGTTTTTTATAATATTTAGAAATTATATATAATAGATCATACATATTTATTCACTAATATATATGTATAAATTAAATAAAATATTAAGTGTGTCTCCGTGTCTTTTTATTATTAGAATTGGAATTCATTTTATCTATATTTTTAATATTTTTTTTAGTTTTTCTTCGTTGTTTTTTATTCGCATCTACTAAGTTGAATAACTTATCAATCATATCATCTGAAACAGCATCGTGTTGTTCATAATGATATATTTGTTTCTCTATATCTAAATCGTGTTTTGGTATTCGTTGATTAATATAAAATAGCCCAGCAGGAACCGCTAAATTTTCAAAAGGACTAGAAACTTTACCCCCAGTTTGTTCAGAAGTATTAAGGGTGGTCATTATAGGAAGACCTCCTTGTAAAAAAAAGGATTTTACCTTGTATCCACCGCCAATAAATGTTGATTTGCCTGTTTCAGGGTCATTTAATTTTGTGAATACAAAGTCATCACCCCCAAATAATTCTTCATTTTCATAATTTATTTCACTCATATACAATAATTGGATATAAATTAATTATTATATGACCGCTTTATTTCAGAAACATATGTAATCTCCCTTTTATTTTTAACATATTCAATTATTTTCTTAACTTGTTCTTCATTTTTAATAATTTCAGATAAACACGTTTCTAAATACTTGAATGTTAGTGGCTGGGTTTCTTTAACCTTTATAAATTTTAATTGTCCGTCATTAATTTTAACTACACTATTTGATAATTCAGCAGTTTCAATATGTGCATTAATTTGGTCAGTAATTTCGTTTTTTTTATCACGTAGTTCCTTCATCCTTTCACCAATTATTTTTAATTGGTTATCAATAGTAACCCATTGTTGAATTTGTTCTTTGAATTCCATAATACTTATATATAAAAAATAATAAGTATTATATTGTATAAAAAGTATTTAGTATTGTATAAAAAGTATTTAAAAAGTATTTAAAAAGTATTTAACGTCTATGTCGTTTGCGTGTTTTACCAAATACTTGGTTCATTGCAATTAATGACGCAGGTACAGCCGCCTGACTTGCAACCGCGCCCCATGAACCCCCGCGTCTAGAACGATTTCTACGTCGTCTTTTCCCCCCTGATTGAGAACCAGGAATATCACCCTTTAAATTGGGACCAATCATTCCTTGAGAATTATTTGCATTAATATTATTAACAGGGACTAATTGAGTTCCTTGTGCAGTTGCTAAATTTTGTCCTGGTTGTAATGTCATTGCGTTCATAAATTGTGTCCATCCATTACCAACAGTTCCTAAACCCCAACCCCATGATGAAGCAGGATTACCTGCTAAATCACCGCCATGTTGTGTCCGAACCCTCTTTCTAGACCTTGAGTGACTTCTTCTATAACTTCGTTGTCTTGCCATTATATAATAACATAAGAAAATAAGAAAATAGTTAATGAAAATTAACTTAAATATAAAATAATAATAACATGTTATAAACCCTAATTTAAATTTTCAAAGGGATAAAAGGCTGGATAGAATTTTTATTACGCAATAATGTTACAAGTATAATTAATATTGCTAAAATTAAAATAAATATTAAAAAAACTAAAAAAATAATTACGTAAATATATGGGTATATTTCATATAGTATTAGATCTGTAACAGGAGAAAATAACACTTTTATTTCATTACGAACATCTTCTGTTTTTAAAATGTCTAAACATTGTTTAATCAGTGAATTTTTCATT